AGGGTACTTCATTACAACTGCAGACGGTTTTCAAACCTTTGCAAAGTAGTGAGACTCGAAACCTGACCATCTATGGGAAGATCAAGATCCGAACGTATATGGAATAGGTTCCTTCCACTTATTTCATACCATGCTGAAAGTATGGGCAGAAATTCGTGGACATAAGCCTTAGGCTTCTTGTCGAAGTCTACGTCGTTCACACGGAAGTGTGAAGGGCGTTGAAAAGCAGCTCTGTCATAATAATTATGATGAGTCACTTTTCTGTTGAGGCTCATGAGGAACGAGGCTGTCTCTTGACCATCAAACAACATGAGTGCTTTAAAGATACGATCCTCTAAGGGTATACCCTTTGGATTGAATCCCAAACCACCCATAAAGTCAGGAATATCCCAAAGGATTTTCGCAACTTTACGTTGTCTAGGTTTTAAGAGACGGAGCGCTCCCGGTCCGATATTGCGAACATTATCGAGGAATGAATCATCAGAGACATTCCGCCACTTGGTTTGTTCTATAACACCAGAGGGTGTCAGGATTTTACCTGCAAACTCTGCGACACTAGACGAAGATAACGTCTTAGGGTCAGAAACGGGACAATCAAGTGATGATAATGCATCTCGATACCTTTGATAAAGGCCATCATCCAAAATTACTACGTCATCTCCAAGAACAAAGAACATATTGTTATGTTCGAAGTTATTAAGAGAGTGAAGGAGTAAACCATGAGTGATTGCAAAAGATGCGAACGAAGGAAATAAGCCTAACGGCTGACCCCGGTTCCATCTTATCTTAGTGTTCTTATAAAGCCAGGTACCTCTAGAGAGGTCTCTGAATAAATTAACGAACATGAGATCTGAAGGAAACATCTCCTTGAGTACAGTTAACTGTAAGTCAAGTGGGAAGTAATCAGTTGCACCACTAAGGTCAACAGAATATACTGTCTTACCAGCTTTAAGACCATCAATGATGGTTTTAAAGGGAAGTTTCTGATTGTGTGTACAATCCCAAGGCAAACCTGGGAGAATATCATACAACCTACGACCAAGAGGCTGTAAAGCAGCTTGGTAGACTCTTCCGGGATTGGCCACAGCACGAAGCTTGAAGCCTTGCTCCTGTATAAGACCGATCCGACCAACGGATCCGTGGTACTCACAGATGTCCGGGGAATCCCGGTCATCAACTAGCTCGATACCAGACTCAACAGAGTCAAATATCTTGCTATAACGTGAGCGATAGGTCCAACCATGGTTGGTATACCTAGTGTAGGCGAGTGACTCTAAGAGACACTTATCTTCTGGGTATGTCTTCCCGTTGGGATGAGGTGCACGCTTCAAAGGCGAACACGACATCTCTAACAAGGAAGGACTATCTGGTAACTTTGGTTGGTTGTTAAGACCACATAAAGTTACACTACGCACGATATTCTGAGTGATATGGCTTGGTATCTCTACACTTCTAGCGTTTACACCGGACAAGAACTTGTGTTCTTGCTTCTCGGTCGTAACGGAAGAGTACAATGTCGTATAGATCTGTAACATCTTGATGGCTTTAGACCACCTTTTTGTATGAGATCTACACCATAGTTGAAGAGCACCAAAACAACCAGAATAGGTTGTCTTAGATCGCATCTTGAACCATGGTTGGACATAAGGCATGTTAGCTTTTTCACGAATGAAGCTGAGCTTCATATCTTTGAAACGAGAACATGCATACTCCTCTCCATTACACTCAATTAGAGACAGGAATGTTTTAATGAGTGGTTTGGACAGTGAACGTGGGATACCGAAGGCGTCTGAGTATATAAGAAGACCCTGGTTCGTATTTAACATACATGACCTCCCCACCCAAGAGGGTGGAATGTGGTTAATATGATACAGTACCCGTCATAGACGGTGCCTATTACGATACCAAGGTACGACATGTACCAGGCAGGATTGGGGGGCTCACGTTTATTATATTACGAAATTACTTGAACCAAGCTTTTGATTTGGAACGGAGTTCACTTTGCAAGTGAGAATTCTCCTCCTTAAGTATCTCATAACGAGACTTTAAAGCATAATGCTCATTAGTTAAGGATTCGATCCGATCTTTCATGTTGGCAATTGTCAACAATAAAGGTTGTTCGACCTGAGCTCTGATGCCTTCTTCTATCTTCCTAACGGAGGTCCAAGGACGCGTAGTTTCAAGATCGAGGTTTGAGAGTAAGGTTTCGATAGTCTTCTTTGTGACAAGGTGTATTGATGTTGAACAATCAATATCTTTTGTACGCAGTGCCGACATACAACAGAGACTCCACTCTGAGAGTGTTTTCAATGTTTTATCGGGATTTCTTTCGAAATTCTCTACGACATATTCAAGTAATGTGATCATAATAAAAGTCCTCGTGAG